AAATGTACTCTATTTCTACTGTCAACTATATTCCAGAGGAGGGGTTCAGTTCGGCTATCGACATACCGTTTTGCCTCTCTTGCGAATGTAATCGGGTATCGGTGTATATGAGGAGTGCAAAGCATCCATATATCACCTTCTTCTCCTACTCCGGCCATGCCAGCAGTCTTGCCGTCAGGCACTGTAAAATATACGTAGGATGAGTTTTGAGTCATACGAAGCGGTAGATCCTTATGATCTAGCCCATGACCCTCTTCGACCTCTCTGAGGTCATCTGGACGGAGATTGAAGGCCACTTCTGTAGCAGCCTCCAACGTAATTGGGTGTATGTAATTAGGCACGTCTGTAAAATCTTGGTGAAAAATCTCCTTCCCATGCCATAGCTCTTAGGGTAGCTGGAGCTGGGTGACTTGATTTAAGTGTAATATCTACGTTATTATTCTGTTCGTAGACAGGTACTGTTTTTATGTACTCATCTAAATATGGAGCATCAGATACTTCATACTCGTCTAAAATTGAGGACTCATATACTTCAGTATAATCTGGTTTTCCTAGGCGTGTTAGCGTCGTTTCGTATAGACCTATTTTACCAAAGTGTAATTTTAATCTATGTATAACAAGCGATGAATTAACATCAGAAATGGATCTTTCTCCATCTACTTTGATTGGATATATTCTAGGAAACTCCACTAAATATTCATACAGGTATCCTATATTAACAGTAACTCCTGACCAGTCTCCCGGTACTGTAAAGCTTGTTGTACTCGTAGTTGTAGCTTTAGCATATCTACCTATTCGAGCTGCATTTGTATTAGTGTCAACGAGAACTAAATCGTAGTTAGGTGTAGTAACATTAGCTAACCAACTTACACTACTAAACGTAGTTAAATTTGTACTTGCACTAAAACTACCACCACTGATTGTTGTATGGTTATCTATATGTACTAAATAGTTAACATCATCTTGATCGAAATTTGGGTCAGTATCAGACTGAACAAGTTTGATACATTGTAAGAAATTGTCTGTATCTAGATAATAATACTCATCATTAATTATAAAATGATATAATATCGGATTATTTAGTTTCCATTTAAACCATGCTTGTTGTTGTCTCTTATCTCCAACATTAAGGTATCTATATCCATAAACTAAACAATCAGTTGAGCTAGATTTAGCTGCAAAAATTAGAGAGTTTTCTCTTGAATTAGTTAATAAATTTATATCTTTAGGCAATAGTGATGGTACTAATTTAGTTGCTTCTACAACAGTTGGTTCACCTTCTCTAGCAGTGTTAGCCATTTCATTCATTCGGCTATACTTACCTGAGTTATCTATATATGATATAGTTGTACCTAATGATATAGGAGGTATATCTTTATTATAATTATAAGTAGATACACTACGTAATTTAGCTGTATCAGGGTTTAATACTGTATCATCTGAAGATAATAAAAACTGTTGGTTTGTACTAAATACTAAAAGCCCTGCATTAATTTCTATGCCATCAAAAATTTCTGACGGAAACATAGAGGCAGCTGATATATCTATAGGATCACTAGCTGATACTGTCAGAGCAGATTCTATAAAGAAATCTGGTGTACCTAATGTACCGGGTCTAGATAAAATAACGTTCTCTCCTGCTAGTACTGCTAATCTATTACGGAAAAATAGTACTTTATTAATTCTCTTTCCTACAAATGTTGGCATAGGATTAGTTGTATCATCCCCGACACCACGATCAGCATATGTAAATTGTTTGATAGTAAATGTAGCTACTTCGCTAGACGTACCTTGGTTAGCTATAGCAGTTCTCTGTATAACTAAAGGCATATTTGTGAGAGTTTTAGTGATACCCGGTTTAGCACATTCAGACCAAGAACCAGCACCATCTAAATTATTTTCTCCGTCAAATCTTAAGTAGTAATCATCTTCATCAGACATTCTAGCATTAGACACTTTAACTATATAACCATGTCTACATTGATTAGGTAGTCTTGTAACATCATTTACTGATGTCTGGAAGACTCTCATTAAATCTTCTTCTACAACTTCTACGTTAAAAGCATTAGAACTAGATAGATATATTCCCGGTCCTATAACTTTAGCACTAATTCCGGCGGGTAACTGAGCAATAATACCACCAATAATAGTATCAGCTGTCACAGCTGTATCAGCATCAAATGGTGTAGGAGCCGGTCTTACTAGACCATCGCCTGCACTAGATAGCGTAGCTTTAACTGTAGTACTTTCTACTTCAGTAACTGTAACTTCTATATATGCTTGTCCGTCTGAGCTAGTAGCTGTAGCTGCATGTTCTGGTTCCACACGTATAACATCACCGACAGCCCAACCTTCACCACCATGTAATAATACAGCTTCTATATTATAACTACACCTGTAATTGTCACCACCCGGCCCGTTAGAGCTAGCGTTATAATTAGGACTAACTCCTTGCTGACCTAAAGCAGTAACTCTGAATGTTAGATTATCTTTACCAGTAGTTATAGTAGTACCGCTACTGTTCTTTACGTGTACTATATTAGATGTACCACTATAACTTCCGGCAGCTGTAACAGCATATACTTCTGTACCTATACCGGGACATGATCCTGAACCATCTCCTTCGTCAAAATTATTTCCGGTAATTTTTATTTTAGTGGCTCTTGTGATAGTAGTTAAACTACCTGTAGAACTTGAATCATATATGTTTAATCCGTACTGCCTACCATTTTCGGTACGCATCAGTTCTATCATAGCACAATGAGCTTCTGGTCTATCAGCTGTAGTACCAGTTTGACCTACCAGCGTATTAGAATTAGAGCTGTCACGGTTAGTAACAAAGGTAGTGTCGTTAATAGTAAGGAACTGTAAATTTTCCGCATCAGTTGTTGTTAAATAATCTGTTATAGCAGTCTGCCCACCTGTTCCGTAAGCTACAGTCTGCTCTGCACCGGGGTTGTCCCCACTCGCTTTCCATACTCTAAGCTGTCCATTAGGAGCAACTTGTCCTATGTAAGCACCTTCATTATCATCACGATAGTAACTGAACCATGAACCACCACTCTGTACGTTGGCTAATTTATCAGTTCCTACTCGCTTAGATCCCGGTCTTTTAAGTAGTCCATAAGTTATATCAGGAATAGCATTTACGATATCCCTGACCTGTCCTTGGAACTTTAGATGATCTGACTGTTCTGAAATACCCTGAGCATAATTAGGGATAGTCTGTGTAATTCCTGCCATTATCTTCTAAGATTCCTCCACGGTTCATAAGTAGTATATACAGTATCGTCTGGGAATCCCATCATGCTGTGATTACCTTGATTACATTCGTATTCCATAAGTGCAGCACGTGATAGAGCCTCTTGCTGTGCTAATAGATTTACTAGCTGTGGGTTAGCTACAAGTTGTGTAGCTGCCATCCTTGACGCTCTGTGAGTTATATATCTTCTAAACGGTGGTGGTGTATCTTCAAAAGCATACACTTTTGTAACATCTAATTCTATCTTATCTATATCAGGAAACTCATCTGTATGAGTTAGTTTATCATATAAGAATCCTCCACGTCTGATGAAGTTATATTCTCTTGTAGACCAGTTATCAGTTAAGTCTAACTTTACTACGTCACTTGATATAGCAATCTTATGAGTAGTACTATCGGGTGTATATTCTACATGTCTTTCTCTGTTAAAGTGCCAACCCTCTATCTGTGTATCAACGTTAGCGTCTCTAAGTAAATTATATATAAATTGTATTTCTGGATTACTATTTGATATGACCCCTGTGTTAGGATCTTTTAATTGTGTTATTGGTGACTGACCTATGCTACCCAGTATTGAGTTAACTGCGGATAGTTCGGTATCGGTGT